GTGGTCGCCCGCCGAGTAGTGCAGGACCTCGAACTCCATCGGCATGATGGTGTAGTTGAAGAACATGCGGGCCTGAGTGACGGACTTCTTCCACTCGGCCCAGCCGTCCGCGTCGACGCCGGTCTTGGTCGCTCCGCGGAGCGTGGCCCCGTCCTCGGCGAACTCGTGGCCCATGCCGTTCCACATCGCCATGGCCTCATGGGCCTGGTCGAAGGTCGGGTAGTACATCGCGACCTGGTGGAACTGGTACTCCAGCTTCCCGATCTTCGCCTTCTGCTCCAGCATGTGTTACTTACCTCCGGTGAGCTCGGTGATGTTGCCCGACATGTAAGCCGGTGCCTTGAGGGCGTCCATGAGGAGGTGGCTGACCTCCTCCTTGGTGGCGCGACGCCCCATGGGGATCATGGACGCTTCGTACGCCTTGGCCTTCTCCGGGTCCCAGCCACGGAACCCCGGAACGGTCGAGTCGATGTAGTTCGTCATCGGCGTGTCCTCGATGATGCCGGGCGAGATGCCGTTGACGGACCAGGCCGGTGCGAGCTCGCGGGCCAGGCACTTGATCGCCATGACGAGCGCGGCCTTGGACGAGCAGTACGCGATCGAGCCGCGCATGGGCGTGTGGGAGCTGTCCGACACGACCGTGATGGCCCGCGTCTCGTGTCCGGGGAACGCCTCGGCCTGCGCGCCGCACACCAGGATGAAGCCGAACAGGTTGACCGAGTAGGTCGCCTGCAGATCCTGGGCCCTGACCTCCGACACCCACTTGAGCTGGTTCACACCGGCCGTGTAGACGATGTAGTCGAACGGACCGTAGAGCTCCATGTACGCGAGGATGTGCTCGCCATCCCGCACGTCCAGGTGCTCCTGAGCCGGGTGGAACCAGTCGACGCCCTCGAAGCGCGGGTCGTCCTGGACCCGCTTGTAGAACTCGGCTCCGACTCCGGAACCTGCACCGACGATGAGGCCCTTGGCCATGCTGTTGCCCTCCTGGTTGGACATGCGGTCAGACACCGCGCGTCATCTTGTACATCTGGATCGCGATCTCACGCTGCGCGTCGGCCAGCTTGTTGGACTGGTCGATCAGGTCGAGCAGGGTCGGAGGCGAAACGTCCTCGTCGTCCGCGTAACGGCTCGCGGCGGCGTCCTCGGGGTAACCCTCAGCCACCCCGTGCTGCTCGGCGTCGGCCTGAGCGAAAGCCTCTCCGCTCAGACGTGCCAGTCCCTCGGAGACGGACATCCGCTTGTCCGGGGTCCACGCGCTCTCCACGACGTTCCCGTAGAGCATCTCGCGGCACCGGTCGGTGATCCGGGACGAGAGCGCTTCGCTCAGCGTGTTGGAGACGCGCAGGGCCTGGGACGGACCGCCGAGCTCTCCGATGAACCGCTCGACGAACTCGTCCGTGCTCAGGCCGCTGTAGGCGTGGCTGCGGTCGGTCTCCTCCTTGAAGCGGATCATGTGCAGCGTGAGGAACAGGTGGCCGATCAGGTCCATGATGACCTCGTCGGAGTCCTCGAACTGCAGCTTGTCGCCGTCCCAGAGCGAGCGCTTCAGCTTCAGCATCTTGCGGTTGATGTCCGCATACTGGCCGCGCACCCCGAGGACCTTGGCCCCGTCGCCGTAGTCGGCGTTCTTGCTGGCGAACAGCCGGAGCCACTCGGGCATCAGCCGGGTCGCGATGTTCATCAGCTCGATGCTGTCGCCGGTCTGCCCGTTGATCTCGACGCCGTCTCCGTCAGGCATGATGCGCATAGGTCCCAGTTCCGTTCTTGTGCATGTTGATCAGCTCAAGGATCGTTTCCTTGGCCGCTTCCAGAGTCCATACGGACATCTGATCCTTGTCGGGCGTGTATGCCCGGTTGGCCTCGTTCAGCCGCATGATGGTCGGCACCCCGAGTCCGTTGGCCACCCCGATCTGGCTGAGGTCGTCGTCGAGCGCGCAGACAACCCGGTCGCGGCCGACCGACCTCACGAGGTCCCTGTACTTGTGCTCGCCGTACAGGATGTGGTCGACCTTGATTCCGTTCCGTCGGAGCCAGTGCTGGGTGTCCAGGTCGATCGTGCTCATGGCCAGGTACGGCCGTGTCGTGCAGGCCGCCACGCCGACGCCCGCCTTACGGATGGTTCGGACCATCTCTGCAGCCCCGTCGAACACCGGGATGGAGCGCTTCATGCCGCCCATTCGGTATGCGAGCTTACACTGCCTGTAGACAGCCTTGCTCATGCCGAGCTGCTTATAGAACGGACCGACGACTTCCGGGTCCCAGACGATCTCGCGGCCCACCCACATCCGAGCGAACTGCTCGAAGTGCCTGTGGTAGTCGCCGAGGGTTCCGTCGAGGTCCAGCGCTACCAGCGGGGCGCTAGGCCCCGGTCGTGTCGAGCGATACATCCGTCTGTACTCCGTCCATGATCTTGTTGGCCTCCTCCCAGGCTTCGTGCGAGAGGACGCCCTTCTTCCACTTACCGTACCGGCCCATCCGGTGAACGTCGGGGAAGCACCGGCACGACGTGCGGATGGGCTTCTCCACTCGCCAGATCTGGCCGTTGTACGAGAGCGGGTACTTGTGGTGCGGCCACTCCGTGTTGGTGAAGCCCTGGATCTTGCTGGCTCGGTACCAGTCGAAGCTGGCCTCCCCGTTGCACAAGACCGTGTTGTTCGACAACGTGCACTCAAGCTCGTTCGTGGCCCACACGAGCTCGGACTCGAACTTGTGCCCGCTGTTGTAGCAGAGGATCTTCGCCGGGATCGTGGAGATGACCGCGTCCGGCTTCCAGTTGCGGATCAGGTTGGACAGGACAGACGGCGAGATGTCGACGTCGTGCAAGTCCGAGCCGTACAAGGCCCACAGGCTGTCGTACGCCTCTCGGATGTCCCAGGCCTGGTGTCGGCCGAGCAGCGACTGCGGGCTGACCTCGACGTTGCTGTCCGGCCCGTACACCTTGTCTCGGTAACCGGCCACGTCGCCGCTGAGCTCGTAGTTGATCTCGAACGGAGCCTTGATCGACACGCCGGGGATCGGCGCATGCAGATACTGGGCTCCGTTCATGAACGACTTGCGAGCCTTCGACATGACGACGAAGTTCGCACCCCGGCTGTATGCGGCGTGCGCCGCGATGAGGCCTGCCGGGCCACAACCCAGGATCAGCACCTTCACTTGATCTCCACTGTCTCGATCGGCTTCTGCCCGACCTCGTGGATTCGAGATCGGATTGCTCCGGCCCTTGCGTGCGGGACGCACTGTGAGTCTATCACGTGAATCCCGCCGCACGTCTTAGCCTTCTCGCAGGTGCACCCCGGCTCGTCGGGAAGGCAGCAGACCAAGCTCATCTCTTCAACCTCGTCAATCCCGGATGCGGCATCCTCTTGAAGGCGGCGAGGTCCTTGGGGTCGGCCCACTTCTTCGGATTGAATCCCCACGGCTCGGCGTCGCAGTCGCTCGCCATGACCTGATGGTCGAGCCACATGTCCAGCAAAGCGTTCACCAGGTCGGTGTTGCCCTGGTTCTTGGCGATCGTGATCCGCTCGCCGATGTACTTGTACGCCTCGGGGTTGGTCTGCGGTGTGTCGGGCATTACAGGTTCACCACCCTGCTTCTGATGTCGTCCGGCAGCCAGAGGTCGTCAACCTCCATCGCCGCCTTGTCAGTCTTGTTCACCCGAAGCTCGTAGCCGCCATCCTCAGCGGGAACGGGCCACAGGGTCGGCCAGTATTCGTCGACCTCCGGCCATGGTACCTCTGCCTCGGCCACGATGGCCTCATGCCGAAGTCCAGTCGACCAGTGAGACTTGATGATGTCCTCGTCCTCGTGCCATGCCGGCATCTCGAACGTGGCCCCGAGTCGGACAAGCTCCTTGCCGTAATTGGCAAACATCCAGAACCAACCGGGGTCGTTGAAGCGGTTGACGCGCATCTCCTGACAGGCCAGAGAGCCGTACACGCACACCGCCAAGTGGCTGCCTCGCCAACCCTGTCCGGCTGCCGGCAGCTTGTCCTCTCCGTCCTGCATCCGACTGTGAACAGCCCCGAGCAGCTTGGTGAGGTTCTCCAGTGCGTCTTCCTTCAGCCATTCCAGCGTCAGCGTCGGACGCGGATCGAGCCACCAGATGACTCGGGGGTCGCTCACTTGAACCATCCCTCCACTTCTTCGGGCGGTGTGCCCGGCTTGCACTCTACGACGTCGATGATCTCGAAGCCCTGGTCCTCCAACTCGTCGGCGCGGTCGTTGGCGAGATCCTCGCTGTACGACACGACCGACGTCCGAACCTCGCCACGCTCGTTGCGCCAGACCGGCTTGTAGTTCTTCACCGCCTGTCCTCCATGCGGATCTCGATGCAGTTCGAAGACGTCGGCTTCATGATCACGGTTGTGGCCGCGTAGATCTTCAGCGTGTCGCCCTCGATGTGAACGTTGAACTCGTCGCCCCATGCCTTGCTCTTGGGCACCTTGAAGATGATGCGCGGGCTCTTGCCGAGAGCTTCGTTCTCGACCTCATGGGGTCCCTGAAGGAAGGTGTTGCTGTCGTTCACATCCTGTTCGAGCGCCTTCTGCAATGTCCGAATGGATCCTCGCAGCGAGTTGATGTGGTCTTGGACCCACTTTGGCAGGTTGCTTTCTCGCGGGTCGATCTTGTAGTACATGTCCACCTCCCTCAAGGCCGTGCCCCGGCTGCGTCCAACTCCCTGATGGGATACCGGGGCACGACGTTCATGGAGCGGCTCGTTCAGCTCGCGACGACGGACAGCCCGGCCATGCGGCCCGACTTCAGGAGGAAGTCGTCGCGGTCGCCCTGCTTGACGTCGACGGACGTGTCGAGCACCATCAGCTCCCAGGCACCGGGGATGACCTTGCCCGCGTCGTCCCGCTTGCGCCGGAGGTGCGCGACGGCGATGGTGTTCTTCGGCTTGTACAGGCTCGGCTCGATCCAGGCCACGGGGCTCTTGCTGCCGCCGCTGGAGTCGTACAGCGTGACCGTGATGTTCTTGGCCCGCGTCATGTCCGAGCCACGCTTGAAGGCAGCCGCGTTCAGGACGATGTCCGTGATGCGGATCGGCAGCTTGGCGAGCTCGAACCGCGCGGTCTCGTCATCCCCCGCTCCCTCGCCGGTCTGGTTGTCCCCGGTGTGCGTGGCCGAACCGGCGGCGCTGCCCTCGTTCGAGAAGGAGTCGAGCTCGTCCCAGCCGAGGTACTTGACCGGCTTGTTGCCCGCGTAGAACGTGGCGACCCCGTCCAGGTCGGAGCCCGCCTTGCGGTTCAGCCAGCCCAGGGCACCGCCCTTGCCACCCGTGGACTTGTCCCAGCCCAGGCCCATCTCGAGAACCTCGACGCCGGACAGGTCGTTCCAGCCGTCGGCCGGGGTGATGGTCTGCAGCTGCGCGTAGTCCACCTCGACGACCGGGGTGGTGTAGCCCTTGCTCAGATCCGCCATGGTTGATGCACTCCTTCTCCGGGCCAGACAGCCCGGAATCGGTAGGAGCCCGCGTAAGGGCTCCGAGGGGCGGGGTCGGCCCCTTTGACCGACCCCGACGTTCAGATGTGCGAGAGGCCCCGAGGAATCGGTTCCTGGGGCCTCTCTGGGTGGGACGGACGCGCGCCGGTTAGAACGGCGGCTCGTCGCTCTCCTCGGCCAGGACGATCTCGTCCTCGATGAGCTTGGCGAGCAGCTTCTTCTTACCAGCGGGACCCTTGAAAGGGTTGAGGTCCGAGTCCTCGTACTCGTACTGCTTGGCGAGCTTCTTCAGCTCCACGAGCGAGAGCTTGACGGCGTCCTCGTACGCGACGCCCTCCTCCTCGTCCTCGTCCGCCTCGTCGGAGTCCTCGTCCTCGTCGTCCGAGTCGTCGTCGCCCTCGTCCTCGGCGTCGTCGTCCTCTTCCTCCTCGGGCTCGACGTCGTCCTCGTCGTCCTCGATCTCGTCCTCGACGTCCTCCACCGGCTCGGCCTCGTCCGCCTCGACCTTGGTCTTCGGCTTCCAGCCGGGGATGATGTCGGCGGACTCGGCGGTCCAGGGCGTCTCCTCGCCCTCGATGGCGTTGCGCGTGTCCTTCTTGCGCTGGAAGGTCATGCCCGCCTTGACGCCCTCGGGCTTGCGACCGCCGATGGTCTTGACCTTGCCGCCGTCCTCGACGTCCTCGTGCACGATGTCGGCCATGTTCTTGCCGGTCACGGCCTGCATGTACTGCGCGATCCGCGTCTGCTGGATCTCGTGCTCGCCCGGGATCAGGCGGTGCCAGGCGGTGTAGCCCTTGCAGTCGCCGGACTCGATCTCCCACATCGTGTTGACGTAGGGGGTGCCGGGGTTCTTGGAGTTCTCGCCGGTCAGCCGGATGGTTGCCGACTTCTGCACGACCGGGTAGATGACACCCGGCTTCGGCAGCGGACCCTCGTAAGGGGTGAAGCCGGAGTCCGTGGAGACGTTGTTGCCAACGCCGAACTTCATCTTCGCCATGCTGTGATTCTCCTCTATCGGGTGGTGCGGGCGGTGGTCTTCTTGGCCACTGCCTTGCGGACCGGCCGTGCAGCCGGAGCCTCGATGATCTCGCGGACGCCCTTGAGCGTCGGCTTGTCGATGTACCGAGGCAGCTTGTTGTTGCGGTCCTTGCCCCTGTACGGGCCGGTGTGGCGGAAGTACATGCGGCGCACTTCGCGACCGTTGTCGTCTTCCGCCAGGATGCCGTAACCAGCCACGTTCATGTGACCGAGGACCTGCTGGGCAACCTCGCCACGTCCGCCGTGCACATACGGCAGGATCATGGGCTCGCCCTCGGCGTCCTCCAGGTTGTACGGGTGCGCGGTGTACAGGGTGTTCATCGGCAGGTCGTTGAACTGCATGATGAACTTGATGGTCTGGATCTGCGCCTTCTGGTGCACGTCCATGGACGGAACGTCCGGGTCGCGCTTGCCGGGCTGCGCAGCGTACGAGGCGTCGAGGGCCGACCGCTGGAGGATGCGCTGAGCGCCACCGACGGTGTCGACGACGACCCATCGGAACTCCTTGTGGCCTTCGTCTCGGAGCCAGCGGTATGCCTCGTCCAGATCCTTGAAGGTCTTGATCGGCCACTCCTCGGCGGAGCTGCCCATCGCACCGGCGGAGAGGGTGCCCTCCGGGTCGCACGTGAGGAACAACACCCCGTCGTCCGAACCGCCGAACACCGTCTTGCCCCAGCCAGAGTCGGCCACCACAACCATGTGGATGAACACCTTCTGGTCCTTCACAGATCGGATGGCTTTAGGCCGTGCCATCGTCCTCCTCTTCCATCTTCTCGATGCGCTCGTCGATCTCGTCGAGCCGCGTGCGGATGAACTCGTGATCCTCAGACGTGATGGCCTGAGCTCCGAGCGCCCGTCCGATCCTACGCCTCAGCCGGTCAACCTCGCCGGGGCCAGCGTCCTTGACGCTCCTCATGCTGCCTTCCTCGTGTCTCGGTGGTCCCCGTACGGGTCCCGCTTCTTGTAGACCGCTTCCTTGTACTCCTCTACATCCGCACCTGCTTCGTCCAGCATGCACATCTTGTAGAACTCGCATCGCCAGGAGCAGTCCCTCTGCGGTCGTTTGTAGATCGGGAGCGTCCCGTTGCGCATGGCCTCCATGTGGACTGCTTCGTCCTGGATGCGACGCTCCATGTTGCTGCGGTTGGCCTCCGACTTCCAGTCGACCTCTCGGACGAACAGCGGAGCCGGTTGGGTCTTGGACACCGAGCCGTTCTTGTTCAGCGACTCGCCACGTGCGTTGGTCGGCCGGTCGTCCGGCAACCCCTTGCGCATGAAGTTGTACTGGATGCCCGCGATGGACTCGCGTGGCCCGATGAGACCCTGCTTACGGAGCACCCGCGTGGCCACATACCAGTAGGAACCGGCCTGGTCGTCGAGCGGCAGATGAGCCGTCGAGATGCCGGCAGCCGTCTTGTGCTCCATCAGGAAGATCTCGCCGGTGCCCGTGTCCCTGTACACCCCGTCGAACGTTCCGACGTAGCGCACCAGAGCCTTGAGCTTCCCGCCCGGTTCCGGCTTGTACCTCGGGTCGGCGATGAGGAGTCGGAACGTCTGCTCGGTCGCGATGACGTCCCAGCGCTCGTCGTCTCCGTACCGATCGACGTAGCCCTCCATCATCGCGATGCCGAGCTCCTTGGCCTCGACGAACTTGGCGCCATCCTCGTCGTACTCGGTCGGGATGTAGCGTTGCTCATCGGCGCAGAAGTCCTCCCAGGTGTCAGCCGGATGCGGTCCCCGTTCCGCACCCTTCTGGTACCACTCGGCGAGGGCGATGTGGATCCCTTGGCCGAACCAGAGCGGGTTCGAGTCCCGCCTGGCAGCCAATCCCTCGTTGGTGGACCACTGCCACTTCTGAGGACACTCCTTGAAGGTTCCTCGCTCAGACGTCCGCAGCATCTGAATGGGCATAAAGCTCCAGCTCCTCATTGGCGTGTGCGGGCCTGACGATGTGGTGCGAGCCCACCAGGCTGCCTCGGTTGATGTCGTGCCAGCCCATGCTCGGACCGGTCGTCCATCCGCCCTTGAGTTCCTTGTCGTGAGCCTTGGCCTTCTCGGCTGTCGTGAACACGCCACGAACGCGGGTGCGGGGTCCTTCAGGGTCCTGTATCAGGAGGAAGATCTGCATTGTGCTCTCCGGGGAAGTGCGAGGGGGACCGGCCGGCAGTGGCTGGTCCCCCTCGGGATCGTGCGTGTGGTGCTGTGGTGCTCGCGGCCGAATCAGCCGAGGTCGTCCTCGTCGAAGTCCTCGTCGACGGGCGCGGCCTTCGCGGCGGTCTTCTTGGCGGCAGCGGCCGGACGGCGACGGCGACGGGAGACCGGCTTCGCGGGCTCCTCGGCCTCGTCCTCGTCCTCCTCGACGGCGACCGGCTCGGCCTTGGCCTTGGCGGCGGTGGTGCTGCCCCGACGACGACGCGACGCGGGCTTGGCCGGGGGCTCTTCCGCCTCGTCCTCGTCGGCCTCCTCGACCGGCGCGGCCTTCTTGGCAGCGGCCTTCTTGGCCTTGGCGGCGGCCTCGTCGAGCTTCTTCTGCTCGCGGGCTTCCCGCTTGGCCTCGCGCTCCTGCTCGCGGGCCTCGGCACCGTCGCGGCGCTCGGCCAGCACGGCCTGGTTCTCGTCGGACTTCTGGAACTCGATGCGGAGGACGCAGGCCATCTGGACGGTCTTGACGTCCGCCTCGTAGCCGGTCTTGTCCTCGATCCACTCCGCGAACCGCTCGTGCAGGTCGCTGGGGTCCTTCTCGACGAGCTTGTTGTAGCGCTCGGTGTTCTCTTCGGCCTCGGCCATGTTATTGCTCCATATCGAATGGGTTGGCACGACCAACTATACCTCAAATTGGCCGATGCGGATTGCTCAGAGGCGATCTCGTGAAATGCCCCGGTTGGAGTATCGAGCTCGGCGCGATTGTCGCCTTCGCTCTTCCTTGCATCCTTGCTGGTAACCGACGCGGTATGCTCGCCACGCCATCCCTGCCGGCACGATGGTGAGCACGAGAATGAACAGGACATCCCGAATGTGCACGCCTACTCCTTCAACATCCTGAGTGCGAACTCGACGCCCCTTCGGCCGTCAAGGATACGCTTCTGGATCTGATCCTTGGAGATGTTCATGCCGGCAATCTTCTCGTCAATGCTGCCCTTCGCATACAAGTAGTGGATGGTGACGCGGTGAATACGAGACACGCGGTGAATGCGATCCTCGACCTGCTCTTGGTCGTCCGGCACGAACGTCTCGTCCATGAAGAACAACTCGTCGCAGTGCTGGTCGAGGTCGATCGCGACGCCACCAGCGATCGTGTTCAGCAGCATGACGCGTGGCCCGCCCTCGGACTGGAACGACGCTTGCGCTGCCAGGCGTTGCTTCGGCGTGACCTCGCCCGTGATCTTGAGCACCGGCACCTTCAGCTTCTTGAACTCCGCCTCCATGGCGTTGATCACCTTGCCGAACTGCGACGCGATCACGAACTTGGTGCCGTTGTTGTATCGGTTGGGCCCGACCAGGCCACGCTCCTCGCA